TAACCCTTAACCCTACACCCCTTAACCCTTAACCCTACACCCCTTAACCCTACACCCCTTAACCCTACACCCCTTAACCCTACATCGTTAACGCGTAGAAAAATATATATATATATTTGAATATTTGAATAATAAATTATTGAACTGTGTATGGTTGTGTAGGGTGTGTAGGGTATATTAACAAAAAAATATCATTGGTAAATAAGTGTGTATAGGTGTATAGTTTTTCTTTTAATTCTATATATATATATATTATAATTTATTATTTTTTTTATAAAAAAAAATATATAAAAATATTATAATATTAATATAACCCTACACACCCTACACACCCTACACCTCTTACGATAACAATTCACAAACCCTACACAAACCCTACACAACTATACACAACCCTACACAAACTATATATAACTATACATAACTATACATAACTATACATATATTCTAAAAATATATATTAAATAAGTATTATTCTAAAATCAATCTATTAAATCCGTTATAAAATGTGCCATCATTACAATCAATCATTAAGAAGTCATGCTTATTTTTCCAACAATAATCTAATATTTTTTCATATTCATCTTTTGAAATATTAACAAAGTCATTATATATACTTTCTTTTTCTTTCTTATTTGTTGTTTTGAAACATATTAGTAAATTACATGCTTTCCGGATTTCAGATGGTATTTTATTAAAAACTTGACTTGTAATAATAACACTAAATCCACCTCCTATATGTCTCCTATTGTAGATCAGTTTTAACATAGTTTTTATATTTTTTTTAAAATTGCTTATCATATCATCAAATATAATTAAACATTTATTTTTTTCTTGTTCTTCGTTTTCTAAATCTATAATCATTTGTAATGCTTCTAAGTCAAATACGTCAAATATTCGCTCTTCTGGTAAATTAATAGCTCTAGTAACAGTTTTTAAAGATGGAGAAAATATATAAACTCTATCGAATTTTTTATTAAAGAATTTCCCTTTTTTAGTTAATAAATTTAATAAGAGGTTAGTCTTGCCACTTCCGGGCCCGCCATTAATAATATAAAAAAAATTATAGTAATTAAAAGGAGGATCTAAAACGGGGATAAGTTCATCATTTGACATTTTATAAGGTGTTATTTTATATTTATCATTTTTAATTTCTTTGATAATCATTTTATTATATATTAATAATTAATATATAATAAAATTAAAATGCCATATAGTTTAACCACAGATTCAACCCCTTCAAAAATACTTCATATTAGAAGTGGCGACGCTGATAATTACGTAGATCAAGAATTAACAACAGGATTTAGTATAACATTTAATGAGGTTATTAGATGTGAAGATGATGAATTAATGTTGATTTCATTAAATAGTGCTGAAATTCCATATTCATTTTATAACATTGATTATAAAAATAAATATCTTAATATTATAGAATCTCAAATAGATAATACTAATATATTTAATATTCAAATAGTAATTCCAGAAAGTAATTATAATGCTTATGAATTTGCAACAATATTACAGACATTATTAAATAATAATAGTCAACATAATATTATATATACTATAACTTATGATAAGAAAACAAATAAATTTACATATTTAATAAATAAAAATAATCATAAAGTTATTTTTAATTTTTCTAATTCAGATAGTCCATATTTACAAATGGGGTTTAATAAAAGTAGTTCTATTACTTTACTTCATAATACATCTTTATTATGTGATAACTCTATACAAATGTTTGACCTTCATGCTTTATATATTAGAACTAATTTTATTACTAATAATTTAAATTCAACAACTAAAGGATATACTAATATATTACAAAAAATTCCAATTACAACTGGTCCAAATTCCATTATTTATCATTTACCAATAAATAGCCATGATAATTTAATAGATATTAAAACATTTAATAATATTAATATAAGATTAACTGATGAACAAAATAGATTAATAGACTTACAAGGATTGCATTTTGAAATAAGTATTTTATTTAAATTTATTAAAAATATAAAATATATACCTGTAAATAGATTAGAAGAAATATATAACATAGATGAAAATAATTAATATATATATTTTTATATTATATATAATTATATATATACATAATGGAACGTATAAAAAATTTTTTAACTTCTGGTTATCATGAGAAATTAGGTAAAAAATTTTCAAATACTTATAGAATTGGTAAAAAACTACTTGAAGAAGGGATTAAATTAGGTGACAAATATTTACCTGTTGCGAGTAGCTTTGTTCAAAATCCATATGTACAAACAGCTGCCTCATTATTGCCTTATGGATCTATAATTGGAAAATCTCTCGAAAAAGGACTCGGTGTAGCTCAAAATGTTTTGAGTGGTGCCAAAAAAGTAAAATCAATGTTAGATAAAGGAGAAGAATTTTATAATAATTTGAAGATGGATAAAGAATTAAGGACAAATTCATCAGTTGAAAGAGGTAATCCTAATGCCCCTCTAATGAATAAACCTATAGGCAGTGATTTTCGACAGTATATTGAAAGTAGGAAATAAATAAAAAATATCTTATTATTATATAATGAATATTAATAATAATAAATTTTTTAGAATTTTTATTAATGGAAATTCAAATTATCAATCTATAAATATTAATACAAATAATCTTGATTCATTTCAATCAGGAAAAAAAATATATATGTGTGTAGAACATTTTTATATGGGTAAATCCGACAATGTCAATTATGATGCGCCCCTATATCTTTATACATCAAATTACCAAAATAATAGTGTTGATACTTCAACTTCATTAAATTCAAATCATTTGTTAACTATTCAAAATCAAAATTTTACATATTTTTATAATATGGATAATTCAGAAAATGGGATTATATGCACTCTATTGAGCAATTTATATATTATTTTTAAAAAAGTTTCTACACAAGTAGGAAATTTAGGTGAATTGGTAGATTTTGATAATATTAATATTGGACAATATAGATTAATATTAAGATGTTATTCAATTGATTAAAAATAAAATATATAATAATTTTTATCTAAATATTATTATATATATATAATATGGAAACATTAGATTATAGTAGTTATACAAAGGGTGAAACACCGAATGAATTAAAATATGCATCTGACCTATTACCCGTAGGAATCAATGGAAAATCTATGAGAAGACGTTTTTATGCCCCTGCTGGTACATATGGTGGTATTGGGTCACCTAATACTTCAACAGTTAGAATTCAATTGAATTCTAATGGTTTTCTTAATTTACAAGATGGTGTTCTCGTATTAAAAGTAAATAATAATGCCGCTCATTCTGTTTATCTAGATTCATCTGCTCATTCATTTATAAATAGATTACAAATTTATAGTCCAAATATGGGATCTTTAGAATTAATTGAAAATTACAATGTTTTAGCTTGTGCTTTAGGTGATTGTCAGTTGAGTTTAAATTATAGAAATACGATAGGCAGTTCATTAGCAGGATACAGCACAACAGGGAATAATAATGTATTTACATTTGGGTTATCAGCCTCAAATGTGTTTTTGTTTAATAGCATTAGAATAGATGCTTCAGGGGTAGCTGGATTTTTGGAATCTTACGATATATCTCCTGGATTGAATGTAAGTAGAGTTGCTGGTGATACCGCTGGTGTGATAAGAATTAATGCGGTAACTCTCAATTGTACAACCGGTGGAGCAGCGAATGTTACGTGGAATGGCATCACATTTGCTACTACTGGTGTAGCTAACTCAATCACAATCGAAGGTGTTGCTATAGCAACAAATGCAGTTGCTGTTGAAAGATCTTTTTTAACTGCTCAACCCACTTATTCATATAACGCTCAAAATGAAATAATCCCCGCAAATACATCACGCACGTATAGATTTCCATTAATTTCTGGTATATTTAATAGTTCTAAATATTTGCCCTCACAATTTTTAACAAACAATGGATTAACACTTGATTTACAACTAGCACCAACATTAGACGTTTTTTATAATCCTAATGACACTTTAGGATCAATATCAAATTATACAGTGACTGAAATTTATTATGAATGTCCTGTAATTTCGTTTGATGAAGCTTTCAATATAGAATTTAGAAATTTAATAGCATCTAATAATTGTAAATTTCATGGGGTTTGTTATCAAACAAATTCAACTGCATACACACAAGGAGCCAATACATATACTATATCATCAAAATCACGTTGTCCAAAATCTATTCTAGCCGTATTCAGACCTACTCCGGCTGGAGTGCGTTTTCCAAGGATTTCAAGGCGTATTCTTCCTAATACTGCTTTCAGTTATCAATTTAGGATAGGCTCACAGCTAGTCCCTGAAGTTCCCGTAAAAGTTGAAGTGGATGGTAATAATAATGTTGTGGACAGTTCCGAATTATACGCCGAATTATTGAAAGCATTTTCTCTATTATCCAGTATTAAACATGACTGTGTTATATCAAAATATAACATGTTAGGAACAGGAGCTGGGTTGATTGGGGCTGATCTTGAGGTGTATCCACAAAATTCGATGAAATTAGAAAAATCAAATTTTGATTTAGTTAGTAATAATCTTCCATTTGATTTTCAACTATTGTCTGGTACATTTTCAGCAGCAGGGCAGGTTGATTTCTTTTTAATGTCTGACGTAATATTCATGGTAACTAATGATGGTAATATTTTAAGATCTACTTAAATTAATATTTTTAATGTTATAATAATATTTTATTAATTATTATTATAATATTTTTATTTATCAATTTTACTAACTTTATGTCCATATTTATCTAATCCTGTATATATATGTAATCCGTTCTTCATACGTTTTTTATTTTTGACAGTGTATTCAATTTTCTTTTTACATATCAAACAATATCCAATCATATATATATAATATATATATATAATATATATAATATGAAAAAAACAGGAATTAAAAAATTATATAATTTATTTTTAAAAAAAAAAAATTTACTTAAAAATAAAAAAAAAGCTGCTGAAATTATTAAAAAATATTATGGATATAATAAAAATGAAAATATTAATGTTATAAATATGGGTGATCAATCAATGCCTATTAATAAATTGATTGATTTAATTATAGAACTTACAAAACCTAAACCAAAAAAAGTTAAACATAAATCAGAAAATAAAGAAATAGAAACACCAAGAAAACAACAAATTCAACAACCTATTACTACACCTATAATTATTCAACAACAACCTTCATCTTCTTTATCATCAACCCAAACACAAGAAATACAAAAATTATATATTCAAGAAGAAGATAGAAAAAGACAGAAAGAATTAGACGAAATTAAAAATGCATCTAGAGATGAAAGAATTAAAAGAGAATTTGAAACAATGAATGAGAAATTATTAGATAAATCTCGTGGTATCGAGAGAAGTAGAGAAGATATAAATAAGGATCTGTTGAATATTTCGAGGAAAAGTGAAGAAAGTTTTAATATTTTACAAATTAATTTTTTAGATCAATCAAGGAAAACTGAAGATATTAATAGAGATTTTGAAAAAAAAATAATGGAAGGATATAGTATGATTGATCAAGAAAGAAAAAAGACTTTAGAACAAATGAGAATACAATCTAAAACGCAAGAATTAAAAACAGAAGAAGCTTTAAAACGTGATAGAATTGAAAATATTAATCAGCAACAGAAACTAAAAGAAGAATTTGAAAATAAATTAAATAGAATTAATTTAAAACAACAAGAATTAGAAAGAGAAAATAATTCATTAAATGATAGATTAAATTTATTATTAGAAGAAAATGAAAAGAAAGAAGAAATAAAATTCACAGGTGAAGGTGAGGAAACTGTTAAAAAAGATAAAGACAAAGACAAAAACAATTATAAAAAAATAAATTTAGAAATAATAAAAATTAAAGATAATTTAATTAGAAATAATAGTAAAATAGAAGAATTTGAATTAAAAAAAAATGAATTAGAAAATAAACTTAATGAAAGCATTGAAAATATTCCTACCATAGTAAAAAGTGAATTTATTGGTCAAAAACCATCGTTTATAGAAGAAATAATTAGAGACCCTTTATTTAGTCATATCAAAAATAAAGAAGAAAATATATTAGATCAAGAAAGAGAAATTGATAAAAAAGGAAAAGCTCCTGCTTCATTTTTGGATCGTGAAATAAATGAAGAAGCGCCTATACCTACACCTAACCCTATAGAATTAATAAGAACTACAAATCTAAATGATGATTTTAATATTTTTTTAAATGGAAGAACCGATTTAGATATTAAACAAGATTTAGGACTTATTAATAAGAGACTTAATAAAAAACAATTAACAAAAGAATTAGAAAATATATACGGTGGGGCAGAAAATCTACCAGCGGATGTGAAAGAATTATTAAGTAGTATTAATAAATTTTCAATGCAACAAATGAATATTAGTCCAAATAGTGATTATTATAAAGTTTCAAAATTATTATTTTTATTAAAAAAAAAATTACCTAAAAAATATGATGAAATAATTGAAGCTATTGATAAAGAAGGTCAGAAGCAGGCAACTTCAAGGCCATTGAAAAAATCTATATAAATAATATAATATCTAATATTATTATAATGATATCAATATTATTAACTTTAAGTGCTTCTATTCTTATTTTTTCTTCAATTCCTTACATATTAATTAAAAATACAATAAATACACATAACCATAATATGATTGAATTACTTAAAAATGAAAATAACAAAGAAATACATGATGAAAAAGAAAATATTATTAGAAATAATAATATTAAAGAAATTATTAATTTAATTGTTTAAAATTTTTATATGATTATTATATAATGGATATAAATGAATATAATTATATTAAATTATTAAAAAAATTGAAAACATATGATAATTATGAAAATACAATTTTAGATGATGACGATAAGTATATAGAATGGTTATTAGTTGAAAATAAAAACGAATCATATGAATATCATTTAAAATATTTTTCTTTTTTACCAGATGAAATAATTAAAGAATTATCTATTATAAATTTTAAAAAAAAACTAACTTTCGAGTTGTCTTTTGTATTAAAAGAAATGAAAAATAAAAAAATATAATATATTAATATTATCTAATATTAATATATATATATATTATGGAACTTGGTATAGCCTCAATTAGTGCTGTTGGTGCAGTGACGGCAGCTGTTATTCATAGAAGCAATCCAGGTTGTTTATCTAAAGTTGTTTCATGCGGAAAAGTTAAACATTTAAGAGGTGTTGTTATTCCCTCAAAAAGTGGGAAAACTACTTTATTAAACTCATTAAATGAGCAATCTACTAAATATCATTTTGTTGATGTTGAAGCAGAAAGTAAATCTTTTTTAGATTCAAAAATAGGACCTTCTATTTTAGAATATAAACAAAAAGGAGATTGGAATTCTTTAGGACATTTATTATTACAACATGTTCCTGATTGGATAAACACACTTAAAACTGTTAGAAATAAAAAATTAGTTTTACTATGTTCAAGTCTAGAACTTGCAGATGCATGCGGATGTAATCTTATATATGTTTTGTGTCCATCTAAACAATTATCAAACGAAATATTACAAAAATTAGAAGATGAACAAGATAAAAAACAATTTGTTAATAGTGTTGAGAAATTATATAGAGAGACAGACCCTAAATCTGTAAATGTTTATAATAATTGGGGAGAACTAACTAATTTATTTAAAAGTGTATTTAACGTACAATTAAAATATTAAATTTAACGTACAATTAAAATATTAATATTTTAAATTTAGTTTTTCTTTTATAGTTATCCATATTTCATCATTTTTAAAACTTTTTTTTTCGATATGCGAAGCTATTTTAAATTCATTTAAATTTAATAAAATTTTATAAATTATAAAGTGAATTAATAAAAATCGTTTTCTATTTAAATTCATAGAATAATAAATATTTTCTATTTGTTTATACATGGTTATTATACGCTTTTTTAAATTATCGTTAATTATAGGAGGCTGTATTTTCCATATATACCATTTTATAAACGGCATTTTTTCATAATGTTTTTTTAATTTTAACTTTCTTAAAACTTTTTTTAACTGATAAGGATTATTACCAGTTAAATAAACAATTACATTTTTCAATTCATCAGATATAGGACAAGGTATATGTCCTTGTATATTACTTATTTGTTCCTGAACATGATATATACGTTGATATGTTTTATCAACTTTAATCATTTCATATGTATTATCAAATAATATTTCATTATGGATAATACCGCATGATGGACAAACCGTATAAAAATCATTTATTAATAAATCTTCATTACATTTACATTTATTATTAATTTTTTTATGGTTTCCATTATATTCTATTTTATTATAAATTAATTCTAATCTGTTAAATTCAGAATCAGATATCATATATTATTAATTTAGATTTATTTATTTTTTGTTTATTATTATTTTATTTAAGTATTTCTAACTGCCATACAATCGATGTGTTTTTTATGCCAGTTAAAAAAATATATATTACTAAATATATAAAATGTGTTATTATATGTGGGTTATAAAAAATAATAAATATTATAATTTTTATTTCTAATCTATATATAATGGATACTGAAATATATAATAAATTATCAGTTGATTTTAAGAAATCTAAAAAACAGATGAAAGAAAATTTTACAGATAATATAGACTTTTTATTGATGGTAAGTAAAAAATATAATGATGATTATAAAACATTTAATAATGAATTAAGGAAATTAATAAGAATATTTGAAAATGGTAAAATTAATATAAATTATAAGATTTTAGAAAACAGGCCAATTTATAAAATGTTTAGATTATCTCTAAACAGAATTAAATCTTATAAAAAAAAATTAATTGATATTTTCCCAGATATATCAGGAAATTATGAAGATTCAATTAAGATTAATAAAAAATTTAATAAAATTGATGATCATATATCAGAAGCCGCTTTAAACTTCTTTGAATTGAGAAATAATAATCAAGATTTAATTAAACTTTCTAAAAGTAAAAAATTATATAAAGTTAATAATAATGATGAACAATTAAATAAATTTGTTGATGAATATAAACAAGATAATAAAGAAAAAATATTAAAAATGATTGATGATTATATTAATAAACTTAAAAGTAAAAAATAAATAATTTATAATATAATATATATAATATGGTTCATATTCCAGAAGAAATAATTAATTATATATATAAGTTTATTGAACCTAACCCAGTGGGGTTAATAATGAAGCATCATATAGATAACTATATTAAATTTGATAATATTATTAGAAGGTTAAAAACTAATTATTTTAAAAAACAAAATGGAAATGTAATAAATTCTTTTTATAGATATTATTTTATACACACCGATTATATTTCATCTAGAATCATATCTAATATTTATACATTAACTATTGTTAAAAAAGAAAATGGCAGATTAATAATTAGAAATAAAAATAAAAAAATTATTGATATTGAATTTAATTAAATTCTACTTAAAGAAATATTTATATAATAAATTAATGAATAATAATAATAAAAAAAATAAAATAATTAAAATTGATTATAATAGTGATAGTGATAGTGATAATTATGAGATTACACCTAGAGGAGTAATTAGAAAAGAAAAAAAGAAAAAAGAAACATTTTTCATGACAAATGAAGAAATAAAAAATATAGAAGATAATTTTTTTAAAGAAGAAATAAAAAATATAGAAGATAAATTTTTTAAAACAAATAAAGGCAAATATTAAATAATTATTTTTCAGTGATTTAATATATATTAAATTACTAAAAAATATTTAGTTTTTTTTCTAACTTAAATAAAAGTAATTAAAGAAATCTTTTTATAATATATAATAATGGTATCATTAGAAGACCCCGTAACAGGAATATTAATCAGTTTTACTCATCAGAATATGAATGATATAAAAAAAAGTAAATACAATAAAAGTTATATTTATAAAATATACAGTGATTTAGATGACAATATATATATAGGATCAACACTATTAAGTATGAAATCTTTATTAAGTTCTTATAAATCTCGGTCTATGTATTCTTCAACAAAGTTTTTTAAATATATGAATGAAAAAGGCGTTGACCATTTCTTTATTGAATTATTAGAAAGATTCTACTGCGGTAGCAGAGAAGAATTAGAGGACAGGTGTAATTTTTGGATTAATAAATTAAAACCTCAACTTAATACAAATCAACCAGGATTTGATGATAAACCGCCTTTTGAAGTTGTTATTATTTCTAAATACAGTGAACATAAAAAAATAAGTGATAAAGGTAAATTATATACATATGATCAACGTAAATATTATGATGATTTTTATGAGAAACATAAAGGAGATAAAACTGAATGCCCATGTGGAGGGCATTATAGTTATTTTCAAAAATTTCACCATTTTAAAACTAAGAAACATATAAAATATATTAATAGTTTAAACCCCTCTAATAGTGATGATAAAACAGATAAAACAGATAAAAGTTAATTAATTTTATAATAAAAAATATTTAGTTTTTATTATAACATTATATTTACGTGAAAAAACTTTGTTTTTTCATTCTACTTAAGTTTTATAAATAGAACATCAAGTTTTAGAATTTGAGATATATATATTACTAAAAATATAATCTAATTTATAATATATAAAATGTGTTATTATATGTGTGCATATTGTTTAGAATATATAATTATAGGTCATTTTAATTTATGTCTTCATATATTACGTAATGAATGTATTAAAAAAAATAATTATAAATTTGATAAATCCGGGTTTCCGGTTATTAAATGTATAGAACTATCTCATGAAGAATATTATGACTTGATATATAAAAAATTTAAAAATAAAAATATCTAGTTTATTATATATTAATGTCATTTGTTAGTCAATATCCAATTTTACCTCTAGAAGAGGTTTTAAAATATGAACAAGAAGCTGTAGATAATAAAGTAAGTAAAGTAGCCAGATCAAAAAGAGGGTGGTTATCTTATCATAAAAAACACATTGATAATAAATTAGATGATGAAGTATGGTTAAAGAAGAGAGAGAGTTTTATTGCACGTACTCTAGCAGCTTATAATAAGAAGAATCCAACATATAGAAGATACCTTAGTCTAATTATGTGGTCATACATGCCAGAATTAAAACCAGAAATTAAAAAATAAATTAAATAATATTTAATAAACTATTATTTAATTTTTTTTATATAGCATTTGTTGCATTAAGTTATGACTCATATCTGAAGATATTTTTTTTAGTTTTTCTAAACTTGGAACGTCAGCTAATACTTCATCAGATATATAAATGTGACGCAACATTGACGCACCAATATTTTTATTAAATATTTTATTCATCCTTTGATTTAATTTACTAGGTGTTAATTTTTGTTGTTTAGTGTCAAATAATAAATAATCAGTATTATTTATTTTTAACCATTTATTAATTAATAATTTTAGTTTTAATGGTAATTCTAATTCTTGAGTTCCATAAAATTTACTAGTTTTATATTTATTGAAAATAAATTTATTTTTTAATAAATAGTTATCTTCATCTTTATTAATATCTCCTCTTATTTTTAATTCTGTATAATCCATTAAACGTCTCGGGGCTATATCAGTATATAATGACAAAATAATATAATTTTGTATTCTCTGTAATTCATCGTCATTTAAATCTTTTTTACTTAATAGGGGGCTTACTTCTTTTTTTAAATTATTATAAACTTGTTTTACTTCATCATATGAAATCCAATTATCGGCTTGTTTTTGTGTTTTTGTTTGTGTCTCATATTCTTTATTTGATTTAAGTGCATCTTCCATCATTAATGATCTGTATTTCTGACAAGCCTTTTTATTATCATCTCCGCACACAACTACTAAACTTGATAATATCGTTTTTCTATTTTTTGATTCTTTATTTTTAAGAAGATGTTCAATTACTTCATCTGGATCTTTAAGAAAATAATTATAATCAAATTCTTTCTCTTTTCCATGGATCTGTTTAAATAAATTTGTTATCATTGAAACATATGTCTTAATACTAGATTCAGTTATCTTAGGGCGGTTATTCTTAATGACTTTTTTTAATTCTTCCATTTAATATATAATATAGATTTAGATAAAATTTTAATTTTAAATTATTTAATACTATCATATATATTATATTAAATTATACCATTAGCTGCTGGGCGGCCGCTGTTTAATACTATCATATATATTATATTAAATTATACCGTTAGGTGCTGGGGGCCGCCGTTTAATACTATCATATATATTATATTAACTGATGCCATTAGGTGCTGGGCCGCAGTTTAATCTAAAATATAGATTAAGATAAATGTTTAGTTAATTAAAATGAAAATTTATTTT